ATCGCCTCGTTTAGTATAATCCTGTTTATGATAAACACTTCTTCTTCAGAGAGTAATACCTGTAATTTCTTCGTTAGTTTACTGGACATATTATTATATCATTATATTATATTTTAGTTTCATAAAAATAGGACGAACTAATTAAAGCCGTCCTACTTCTAATAAATTAAGCTAATACTTCTTTGAAGGTATCACATCTCCATGATACATCCATCGCAGCAGCTTCTGGAGATTCATAACTTAAGTCGTTAGTGAATGGAAGTCCAGAAGAAATCCAGCAATCTTCTAATGTTACAGTTCTGAAAATATCTCCAGCTCTGTTAAATTGAACGATTACTATTGTTCCAGTATAGTCTTTCTTTAAGCCCATTTCTCCAGTTTGTGGATTGTAAGCTAAGTTATACCATTGTCTCATTGTTTTATATAAATAAGCTTGGTTAGCGTCGTTTAAGTTCAAAGAGAAATTGATAGACACTGTAAGTGAAGTATCATCTGGCATACCAGCATAAGATCTTTTTGAGAACTTGTATTTCTGTTCGACGGTACCTGCATCTTTGTATAATTCCAACCCGCCAATAGTGTTAACGTGTTGTAGTAATAGTGGAGCATCAGAAACGCCAGCTGGAGGTAAAATAGTTACCTCAAATAAGTTTCCTTGTACTGGTTCGAATTGTCTACCCGCCTTACTAGTTTGATCTTGTGAATAGTGTGGTAAAGCCATAAGTCTTTATTGTTTTATTTTTTATTATATATCTTCTTAACTAAAGTTTCCGGTTGAAATTTCACCAGTATTTAAAATTGTTGTTCTGTGTACAACTATTTCTAAACCTTTAACTGGCTCAACAAATGTATCTATGATACCGATGTTGTTGTCAATTACCTCACCTGTGTTATTTGATTGATCCATTACGTTTTTGAAATCGTATACACCACCATCTTGTCTAACTGATTCCATTAATGAATCTGCTAAAGTTTTGATTTCTAATCTAGTTTGTGCATTGTTAAATTCGAATACGTAATCTTTAAGTATATCTGCCATTGCATCTTGAATGTAAATTAACACTTCTCTAACGTGAGCTGAAGATAGTGATGATTTAATAGACTGCTGTGCAGTTTTATTTCCTAAGATAGTTAAACCAACTCCTCTTTGGAATACAATCGGGTTATATCCGAATGGCTCTAGAATGTCTCTATCTGCTTTGTCAAAAGAATATTCTGCTCCTGCAACGTTAGTTCCAGCAACAACTCCTCTTCTTGGACCAGCAACGATTGACCATGGTAAAGCATCTGTGTATTTATCAATATAGTTATTAGATACATACGCAGCTGGTGGAACCATTGTGTCTTTTCCATTTTCTCTTACAATAAGACCAGGTCCGTAGTAGAATGCATAATTTGCACCATCTGCGATACTTGGTAATGTATATAGTGATGTTGGATTTAAAGCTAAGTTACCTCCTTCTGGAATGTATGATGTTTGGAATGAACCATTAAACTCATTAATAAATGCAGGATCAGTTGAACCTTTAAAGTCTTTAATCATTGGTGCATTTAATATAGCTGCAGCATTTTGTCTTTCTTTAGCTAATTGAGATAATTCGATTTTATTTCTTAATTGACCATCAAAAGAACCAAATGTATCGACAATATATCTAAAGTCGATTGCATCTTTATCTACTAAACCAGTTGCTAAACCTGTTCCTAATGCGATAGCGGCTAAACATGAAGAAATCTTTTCATCCGTGATTACAGCTCCGTTTAATACAAATGGAACATATTCATCTGCTGCTTCTTCTAAAGATAAAACATATTCTCCATTAAAAGTAGCTGGGGCAGCTTCTGTTAATTTAACAGTATATACTTTGTCTCCATCTCCATTCATTTTATATGAAACTTGTGAAATAAGAGCTAGTCTATCGTTTGCAGCGTTTCTGAAGTAGTGTCCTTTCTCAAAAGAGAATGTATGACCTGCTGCGATTGATGAATCAACCGTGAATATAGCTTCAGTACCGTTTGCGCTATAGGTAATTTCTGCAGGCATACTTACGGTAATTGTTCTTTGTTGAACATCATAAGATAGAACTAATTGATCGTTAGTATTTTCGTCAAAAGAGTGACCAACTAAATCAATAGGAGTTTCTCCATCTGGAGTTCCACTCCAATCATCTGATGATATATTTTGTACTTTATCTTCGGCAATTGCACAGAATAAACCTGTTCTTCTTGCTTCGGCGTTAATCATTGTTTCAACATACATGTTTCTTCCTTCTAAGTCTTTAAAACCTGGAAGCATTGAACCTGTATAAGATCCTATCATTTCAACTTGTCTTAAGTTTGCAAATGTATCTAAGTAACCTTTTCTTAAACCTTTATCTGTAAAATATTCTCCATAAACTGGATCAACATCCATGTCTGCTGGATTAAATTTACCTTTAAATACGAATACATCGATCATGTAATCTGATAATAAATCTTTATCATTTAAATATTCTGGAACATTACCCTCTCCGTACCATTCTCTTGCAGTGATATTAAATCCTGGAGTTGATTGAGCTTTTCTTGTAAAAACCGTGATCGGAGTTTGTTTAATGTTAACGAAATTTAAAATTTGATTAGGATCTTCTCCTAATGTATTTAATACTTTCTCATCTGAAGGAATCATAAACTTATCAGTGTCAAAGAAACTTGAATAAGGATGTGAATCACTAGCTTGGTGTGCTAAATCAGGGAATACATCTGGTCCGTATGTAGCAGGTACTTCTGGTACTTCTGGTACTTCTGGAATTTCAGCTACCATAATTTGAGCAGTTGAAGTAACTGGGTTTCCATCAACATCAGTCCATGTACCTGGTGTAGCAGCTTCTTCATCAACTTGTTGCTGAGTTGCAGTAACTGCAGGAACTGCAGGAATTGCAGGAACTGCAGGAATTAACGGTGTTAATTCTTCTCCAGCGACAGTTACATCATAACTTCCGTTTGTAGAAATTTGTATAGACGAAGCAAAATCTTCATCGTCTTTGAAACCGGCAAGGTTAAGAGCTAGGATAGGTCCTCTTGAAAGAGCAGCCTGAGCTGATCTATGAAAGAACATTCCTTTTTTCTCTAACGCCTTATCGATATTTCCATATACCTGAATGAATGCTTCGATGTTTTCGATTAATACTGGTGTATTATAAGGTCCTTTTCTTGAGTGACCAACAACCAGCCTAAGAGTAGAAACGTCAATATTAGCAGTTTGAGATTTGTCAAATTCTAATCTGTAAACGCCTGAACTCTTGAATTGTAATAATTGAGGACTTAGTGCCATAGTTATTTAATTTTGTTTTTTTATTTAATCTATATATCCGTGTAAATTTGGAGTTTAGTCTATATAAGATCATAAATGTCATACTGCATATCTCCAGCTGAATCATTCTGCTGATATAGTGTAGTTTCCATTAATTTATACTTTTCAGGATCTATAAAATCTAGCAATTCTTCAATATAATCTGCGTAATCTGTGGTGTTAAAAAACTCAGTGGCAGTGATTCCGGTCATAATGATATCATCATTTCCCATTTGAGCACCGTAGCTTCCATTCTTAAGACTACCGAAAAGACTTGCTTCATTTACAGTTTCCGTGTCATTTATTTTTATTCTATTATTTTCAATTAACTTTTTAAAATTTTGACAGAACACTGATTTGTTATCTGCCTTTAATTTTATACCTGGTTTTAGGGCTCTTGAATCATGTCTATGTTTAAACCTTAATACCATTTCGTCTTCAAATTCATTTCTTGAAGGATAAACTGTTTGTAAATATTTTAATAAGATAGAACCGTATGTATTGAATTCTATAATCATCTTAACATTTTCAGGATTAAATATCTCGACAGCCAATGTATATAGAACCTTTGCAAAATCTTCTATAACGTGTTCATTAGATCTAAAGACTGCCACTTGATTCAATCTAAAAAAGTCATACATTGCACCGGGTGTCACTGCATCAATAATGTCCTTATCTTCCATTGGTTCTACTTCGAAAACATTAATTACGGAGTAATCACCTCCGTTGCCTTCTGCGATGTCTACTGAAAACAAATAAAATCTATTAGATTCTTTTGCTCCTTCAGGATCGAAGTCTTTATGAAATCCTAGAACTCCCTTTGTATCTATTTGTATATTTTCAAAATCTTCTAAATCATGCCATATAAATTCATGTGAATTCTTTCTCATGGTTTTCATAACCATTGGGCTTAATAATAGATTAGAAGAACTTACGAATTCATTTCCATATTGTCTATTAAAGGCTTCTTCAGAACCTAAGTTTCCAAGTTCTCTTTCATACCATGCATCATCTCTATCTGGATGCTGCCACCAATCAACTCTCGTTGGTGTATATTCATTTTCTCCTTTTTCAGCACCTGCATAAATTTCATAGAATTTATTAAATCCATTCGGTGTTGAAGTAATATTAATTCTAGATACCTTAGAAGCTGATAATGTAGGATATACATTTTCATAGAATGAATCAACTATAGTTGGATGAATGTGTGCGAACTCATCGAGATATAAGTTATGAATAGTAAAACCAATACCTGATTTTGCGGTAGTTGATTGACCTACTAATCTACATCCATTATCTGAACGTACATTCATAACGTCATACTTAATAATACCTGGTTTCATAAAGAAAGGAAGGTTTTCAATAACTACCTTTGCTTTATCTATAATTTCTTTTGTTGAATCTGATTTATTAGCTAAAAGAAGAGTAGTTTTATCATAGTTAAATGTAACATACCATGCATTAAAAATAGAAGCTGTTACAGTTTTACCCATTTGTCTGGCCGCTAATACAATATTAAATCTTTCGTTTTGAAAGTTATGTAATAATTCTTTTTGATATTCTCTAAGTTTCACCTGTTGAATACCTTCATCTGTCATTACTACTGCATACTTTTCTGCAAAATAAACAATATCATTTGCGCATTTAGCCAGCTCTGCAATTTCCTCTTCAGTATATTCAAATACAATATTACCCTTACGTAAAAACTGCTTACCCTCATAAAAGGGCATAGAAACCTGTGGGCGATATCCTTTATCTAGTGCTACTAAAAGATCATCAACATTCTTAGTCGACCATACCAGCTTTTGACCAGGATCGCTTTTGTCTCCTTTCGGAATCCACATATTATCTCCTACGTAATCGCTCATTGTTATTCTTCGTTAGGTTCTACATCTTCGATATCTTGAGTTTCTGAATCGATTCCAGAACGAATCATTCTCATAAGATCTTTAGTTCCTCTTTGAACCGCAGAATCACCAGTGGAACCTCCTGATTCTTCTATTTCCCTAACATCATCTCTTTTCTTGTAAATTTCTATATCTCTAGAAATTCGTTTAGCACTTTCTTCAGTTGCCATTAAATACATTGTTTGGGATTTAATAATATCTAGCATTGATTTCTGTAAAGTTGCAAGAACTTCAAACATTCTTGGAGCTAATTCGCCATCTTCGATAGTTTCTAATAATGTTGTAAGAGCTCTTTCACCTGCTTGTAATTGATAAACTAAAGAAGACATTGTCATCTCATCCATCTTTTTCTTAGCAGCGATATATTCATCCTTTTCAATTATATCTTCTGCAAGATAAAATTTCATAAGGGCTGTTATAGTTTTCTTAGCTGTTTTAGTAGATCTTGTTTTAAGTTCTCCAAATGATGGAAGAACTTCCTTTGGTTGAAGTGGAAGAAACGTTGGATCAGTATCCGTGGCCTCTGTTATATCTACACTTTCACCAATAAGTTCATCAAGCTCTTTTCTAATATCTTCTGCTTGGTCTTTTATTGACTTCTTTTCTTCTGACATAAGTTATTGTTTTATAGGATTATATATCCTAATTACCTAGTGTGTCTAAATTTCTGAAATCCAATACTAGGTATTGCATTATCAATTAACCTGGCTCTTTGATTGTCTCTGACGATATATTGGTTTAATATATTAGATCTTTGCTCTTCTTCTATCATCTGATCGAATACTCTAATGTTAGTCATAAACATTCCATTTCCTCTAATTTGAAAATTAGAATCAGAATTCCAAATTAAACCAGAAGACTGTACCCCACTAAACAATTCTGTTAGTTGTGAACTTGCACTTTGTGGCAATCCAACTTCATTTAAATTATAAATGCTTAAACTTGTGGAAGAAAATTCATTACTTATATTTAATACAAAGGCATACCATCTTTTTTCTAAATTTAAGTTGTGATTAAATGTAATTGTATTTCCATTTGCCATTACTTTAAACTCATTATCGTTTAAATAAGTTTTAAATCCAGTAAGGGCGGTTGGATCTCCTATTATAAAATGATCTCCAGAGCCACTTTCAAATTGTGGATTAAACCATCCTGAAATGGCCATGTTTTCTCCTACTCCCAATTGAGAAGAAGCCTCATATTCAACACATAATTCATTATCAGCTACTCCTGTTAAGTCATAGTGATTTTTACTTACAATAGTCCACCTATTTTTTATTTCAAAATCTACTATTTTTAAAGAAGTGTTATAGAACTTTCTAATTCCATCTTTAAATGTAGAAGTAACTGTTTGAAATTGCTGTGGATTAGTATCTTTCTCTTGTTCTTCCCTTTGTCTTTCTCCAAATACTTCTTCTATACCCGTTGTTAATACATCAGTTGCTGAATCAAATTGATTTTTATTAACTGAAGTTCTTTCTTGATATTTAGTAAGCATTACTCTCCAATATGAATTATTCTTATTAAATTCATCAGCTAAAGCAATCGTGTGAACTTCGTACATCCTATTAATAATAGGAATATACATGTAATCTTTAGATCTTGGATATCTGCTTTTTATTAAATTTCCGGCTGAATCTCTTTCTCCAAATGCTCTATCAAATTCTTCTTGGGTAATATGAATTTCAAAGTCTGCGAAATCCATTCCGAATATATCGAAAGTTATACTTTCTTCAGGAAATTCATTTCCTGGGACTAATATCTTTATGTTTTTATTATCTACTACATTATGTAAACTATATTCCATAAGAGTAACATCTTCTGTTCTCATATCTGGTTCAGTTCTAAAATAATTTACTTCATGACCAAAGATATTGCTCACTAATCCTGTAATTTGTTTTATGAATTTAGTAGATTTACTTAAATTATATGGATTAAATAAATTATCATTACATTCTTCTACTATAATGTTAGCGCATCCGTCCATTGTAAAAGGATCCAAACATTCAACGCAAAAATTAGGACATGCTTCGATAGTACCTTCCTCTGTTTCAGTTGTATATGTAATTGAAATAAGAGATAATGAATTTCCTCCTGACAATGCAGTTATTTCGGCCTTTAAGTCGATATAAAGAGGGAGTGTTCCATTAAAATCTAAACTAAATAAATCTCCAATGTTTGCAGTTTTATTTAATTCTGAAAATTCTGAAAAAGAACTACCCGTCTGTGACCATCTAAACTCATAATCAAATTTATTAAATTCATTAGGAGCTAGGAAGTATTCTATTCCGGAAGGCTGTGTTGAAAATTGAGGAGGAGTTGTTAATTCTAAAGTATATGCATCTGTTACACTATTGACTTGAAATATCTTGTTTCCTAATACTATTTCATCTCCATTAGATAGAAATGTAAAATCTGTTCCCATCCCTATTACTGTCGTAGATCCTGCATTCAATATAACTACGCCTGTAGTTTGCGGTGTTGTTAAACCTGCTATAATTTCCCAGTCTGTAATCTTTATTACGTTCTGAAATGGATCCTGTAGTGATGCTATGAGTTGATCTCCGTTTGCGTTTGCAGTATATCCTGTTACCATTTAATATCTAGTTCTTTTGTCTATATATTCGTTAAAGAAAGCTAGTAATCAGTGATTAACATTATCTTAGGATTATCGTCCTGGATCTTAGCCTCTATACAGTCCATCAAATCCAATACGGTATCAAATTCATTTCCATCTGAACCTTCCCTAGATCTTACAAAGGAATCTAAGGCATTAAATATATGGGAAGCATGGTGCCTTGCATAAGGAACATTCTTTTTCATAAGACCGAGAGAAATCAAAGTGGAGTTTATTTCTTGTAAATCTTTTTCGTCTTTAAATATATCATAGAGCTTAAATGTTCCAGCCAGTACTTTAAAATTAAATCTGAGTGTTTTAACACCGTCTATATTTGATAATCTGCTATAAGATTTATTTGTGTTAATAGTTAATTTAATATACTCTAAGTTTGTAAAATCAGATACGATCTTATGCAAAAAATAAACGGTAGTTGCCTCTTTATGGAATTGTTCGAATCCCGTTGCGTTAATTCTATTAATTTCAGATTGAAAGTTTGCTTTTAAGAATAGAGATAATTGTTCTTTGCTTACAAGAAGAGAGCCATCATTAACTACCCTATAGTCTAACTGATTCTTTACTAATGTAAGAATCTTGTTGTCAATATAGTTATATTTGAATAATGTAGCGTCAATTACTGTTACTACATCATTAAAGTCATAATAGCTAATCATATTAATATACCTGCATTGTGTTTTCTAATTCCAATAGATTCTTATTTAATTCAACTGGGTTAAATTTCTTAAGATCATTGAACTCTCTCATTCCAATTTCATTTCTTTGTAAAAAGAATTTAATTGTTTCTTCTTTAGGTATATATTCTTTTTTTGATTTTTTAGGTTTTGGAGCTGCTTTCTTAGTTTTAGTATAGATCCATCCTGGAACTGACCTAAATCTCGAAGATACCATGTGCCAACTATCGATAACTGCATTGCCATTAATTCCATTTACATTAAATAACTGTGCATTTGATGGATATTTAATAGCAAAAAATCTGTTAATCATGAAGTGGTGTCTCTTCTTATTAAAGTTCTTTACGTTCTTGTATTGATTAGGTTTTGTAAACATAATCTTTACAAAATCAAATAATTTTGTTTCGTCTAGCATATAAATTATACTGTAAACTTGCTATAAGTTTATTAAAAAAGTTCGTTCAATTTCTTAGTAGAAGGTCTTTCCTTACTACTATCTTCCTTTAGTGTTGCGAAAGCATTATAACTTTTAGGAGCTCCTTGTGATTTCTTTACCATCCAATCAGTTCCTTCTAAGATCTTTTCCATCTGAGTGATATTAGAGAACTCTGGTAAAACATTTCTATCTGCTTCAATATTATTATAAATACCCTTTTGAATTGCAAGAGGAATAGTATGGTAGTGAAGAAGAACTAGGTCTAAGTTTTGATTAAATCTAATTCTAATTTCTTTAGGATCAGATTTACCAACGACTCTATAAATAATATCTACGAGTTTATTTACTTGACCTCTGTTAAAAAAGTGTTCTATTGTAAATTCACCTTCTTCTTTCTTATACTGATCTAAGATCTTTACACAGTGTTTTTCTGTAAGTGAATAGTTTCTAATTTTACCATTAGAAGCTGCTTTAGTCCATGTAATAACTGAAGGAATATTATCTGATTTGTCACCTTGTAAGATTTTACCGAATACAAAGTCGTCACAGTTAATTTCTTGAACTTCTACTCTGTTCTTATCCATCCATGCTTGAAAGTCTTCTTTTAACTTGTCGTATGTAGCTTCTTCTGAGGCAATGTTAAATAACAATTCGTCATTGGTCATTGTAGATGTTTTTCTAGATGCCATTACATCTTCGAAACCTTCAAAGGCAATAAGCTTTTTCTTAGAATTATAATACCATAGCGTATATGCATCTGTTGCTTGATTGTAATTTACAAGTTGAATTAAATCTCTATCACCTGTCCATGCAATGCAATTTTTACCTTCACTATTTAGTTGAGTAGACCAACCATACATTACGTCATCTGCTTCTGCACCTTGAACTTGGTGGATAATAATACCTTTTTGTTCTAATATTTTTTGCCATTCAGCATAAACACCGAAGACTGCTTTCCAATTAATAGAATCGTCATGTGTTCTAGTTCCTTTATATTGTGCATCTGGAAAAAGATCTTTACGCCATGATTTAGCGTCAACTGCAACAACAATCTGGTCTACGAAAGGAGCCATTTTACGAACTTCTGAAGCAAAGTCGATACATAGCTTTCTCATAAGTTGAGATTGTGATTCTTTGTCGCCTAGCAATTGTTTACCTTTAGGCCTAGGTAAAACGAATAATCTACTGTGTAAGAAATAGTTACCGTCAATTAACAATGTATGTTTTCCTAGTTTCATGTGTTGATTGTTTTATATTACTAATATAAGCAAAATTTCTGAGATAAAAAAATATTTCAGCAATTAATTTCTAATTATTTCTTGTAGCTTATATATACAACTTAGCATGGTTATCGCTGGGTCAATTACGTGAACCCTTTGTGCTTGATGTTCTGCTACAGTTACTGCAATTTGAGGAATATGCTTTGTGCTATTTCCTTTCTCTGATTGAATATAGTCTATAAACTCTTCTCCTAATGTTTGAAGTATTTCATCTGTTCTATTTGAATATTCGCCTACTAAATACTTATAGTTTTTAACGGGGTCAGTTTCATTAAATATTAATTCAAAAACATCTTTATAGACTGAGTTAAACTTTTTAACATCATTTAATGTAATCTTACTCGTTCCTTCTGACTTATATCCTTGTAATTTATTAAGTGTCGAGCGAAGATCTGGAAAGTTTCTACGGACAAATTCAACCAATGCTGGTTTTTCTATTGTCATTTCTTCTTTTCCACATATATCATATACTCTTCTGATATATTTCTTTGTCAATTCGCTTTCTTCTTCTTTGTCAAAGTCAAAGTTAATTACTTCGAACCTTGAAAGAATTGGATCTGGAATTTTATTTACATAATTACAGGTTGCAATAAACCTTGAATTAGATGCAAATTGTTCCATAGTAGCACGAAGCGCTTTAAAGAATTGATCAGATACGCCATCTACCTCATCGAGGATAACTATTTTCATCTTACCTTGATCATCTAAGATAGACATAGTAGAACAGAAATCCATAATCCTGGTTCTAATAACATCTACTGAAGTATCAGTTGATGCATTGATGTAAATATAAGGAAGTTCGAATTGCTTAACAATCGCCTTCGCAGTAGATGTCTTACCAGTACCTGGGCTTCCAGCCAAGAGTACATTCTGAGTTAGACCATCTTTAAATTTTGACATTACTCTTTCTGGTAAAATCAACTCGTCTAAGTTATTTGGACGATATTTTTCTGTGAACAGTGTGTGAACCATGTAAATTTGTTTAATAATTATACACAAAAGGGCAGTTTTGTTTCAAGAATAAATACTATATGGCATATAATAAAAAATATCCTAAATTGGAAAGGGTTTCCCCTCATTCTCCTTACTCTAATAGATTTGGAATTAAACTATCAAATCTTGCAAGACAGCAGAAGAGACTATTAATAGAAAATCCTATTTTGGGTGAAAGGTGTGAAAGTGATCAGTTCGTTCATATTATATTTAATATATGTCAACATAGATATACTTCCTCTAAAAATAAGTATTATTATGATTGGTCTACTGATTCGTTTGTGAAGATGGAAGATCTTAAAGAAAACTATAACACAATAGATTGGGTCTGTGCACTATCTGGTAAACCTATCAGATCTAAGACTGATAACTTTAGCTTGGAAAACTTTGTTCATCCAGAGTATCATGATGCATTACTGGCTCCTATGGTAGATGCTAGAATACTTAAGTCATCGATAGAGTTCCGTAAGCACATAAAAAAACTCCTATTGAATCAACAACAGGAGTTTCTAAATTTAGCTCGTAAAAATTCTAAAAAGAATTTAGATTAGTTTAGAGAAACGATCTTTAACTGAAATAGACTCTTGTATTAAAGATTCCATTTCCATTTTTCTAAGATCGGATTCAAATATTAACCCTAATTTAGTATTATTTAATTGCCAAGATTCTTTTGCAAGAATTTTAGCTTTAAGTTCTTTTGCTTTTTTAAGCTTTGCTTCATCTCCACTCTCTTCTGCCTTTGCAATAACAGCATCAACTCTTTTGGTCATTCCTTCTTTTGAGTTATCTGTCTTATCGACTTCTTCCGTTTCTTCTTCAGGAGATTCTTCATCGTCTCCATCCGTTCCAAATGCATCGAAATCATCTTCTTTTTCTGGAGTTTCTTCCGGAGTCTCCGTTGGAGTTTCTTCTGGAGTTTCTTCTGGAGCTTCTTCTTTTTCTTTTCCTTTTTCTTTTTCAGCCTTTATTTGCTCTAGCTCAGCTTTAACCTTTTCGTCATTTTTAGCTGCATCATCTAACTTCTTAGCATTTTTCTCTTGCTCAGCTGTTATTTTATCCATTCTCTCCTTTTGAGCCTGTTTAGATTTTGTAATTCTTTCTTTTAAATCTTTCTTAGTCTCGGCACTCATCTTATCTCCCCATGCATCTAGCTTATATTCTGAAACTTCTGTTGTGATTTGATCTCTCATATCAGCGATTAACGTTTTAACTTTTCCAGATCCAAATCCACTTACCTTTGAGTATTTAACTTCTAATGAAGATCCATATTCTGTAGCAGCTGAATTAATTCCATCTTTTTTCTGCCTCATAGATTCTATTTGATTATCTAACTTGGCTTTCATTTTTTGAAGTGCTTTTTTCTTATTTGCTGCGCTTGCCTTCGCCTTTACATCATCTCCAGCTTCTTCGATTGATTCAGTAGTTGAAAGTTCTCTTCTTTTATCCTCTAAAGATAATACTGCAACTTCCATTTTAACGGTTTGCATTTTTAATTTCTTTAATTTAGAATAATCTTTTTCTGCTTCTTTAATGGTCTTTTTATTTTTAGCACCATCTTTTATAGCCTTTGCACCTAAACCAACTGCACCAATAACTGCCGTTAATCCTAGAACTGCTCCCATAATAATAGGATCTTCCATAAGCACCTGTCCCATAGGATTTGCTTCATTTAATGGTTGATCTTCTGATTC